GCTGGTTTCTTTTCTGAATTATCAATTTCATTATTTTGAGAAATATTGTCTCTTGATAAAATTTTAATACTTTTATTATTATTTGGTTCTTTTTTTACATGAATTGTTCTTCTTTCTTCACTAATGCTATCGTCCATTTTTAACCCTGTCAATTTTAACAATTTGCTCTCTAAGAAAGAAAGATTTTCTGAATTTTTTATTATCCCAGATTTACACTTTATTGATCCCATTTGTAAAAATAATCTAAGATGGTCTGGAAAGGATGGATCTCTAGAAACAAAAATTATCTCATCATTCTCTTTTGTTATTTCACATGCATTTAAAAATTTTGAAAATCTTCTGAAGTATGGTTCAAAAATAGAAGTCTGAAAGATACTTGAATAGTTGCTAAAGATTAAAACATTGTTATCTGCTGATACAGAACTTGTATCTTCTGAAGAGATATCTTTTTTTTCATCTGTTTTTGAAAATTTTCTTTTCGAAAGATTTTCTTCTATTCTTTTTTGTCTTTCTATTTCTTCATTTAATAACAATTTTGATTTAAATTTTTTAACAAATTTCATCTTTTTCTCTGTTGCTTCGTCACTTCCCAAATTGAAATTTTTTCTCAATGTCGATTTTATTAAAAATTTTAAAAATTTAATTAGATCATCTCTATTTTTCATTATATCATTAAATTGGCTTGTTGGAACAGTCTCTCTTATAGTATTTTCAAAGTATTTCTGATTCATATTTAAAAGAGAAATTAACAAGCACATTTTATCAGAATCTAACCTGCTATCGGATAACCAATATTCTTTATAGTTTATTATAAAATCTGACAAACTCTCTATTTTAATATTTGGTAATTTCTCATAATATCCATCTAATCTCATAAAATTTATCATTCCTTTTTCTGTCATTTGTCCCAGGAGAAAATGTTGTTTTTCTGGATCTTCATAATATAATAAATTGGTGAAATTATCTGTATCATAGTTTCTATTTATTTTAATTAATCTACAAGCCTGTACACTAAGGTTAATTATTTTGTAAAAATTATCACTGATCTTAAAAGAGTCCATAACAAGATAATTTTCTTTTTCTTCATTTCTTATTTTTTCAAAGCTTTTAGAAACTAAAGCTGAATTTTTTAACATTTTTAAGTTATAAGCTGAACAGAACGTAGAGATTAAAGAGAAAGTTTCTTCTTTTCTTGAAGCTGCTTCACTATTAATTGTTATGGAGTCAACATTTTTATTAAAATATTTAATTTCTACTATTGATCCTTTATATATAATTTCAGAATGACCTTTTCCCACATATTCTATTAATGTCTTACCATTTTTTAATAATTTACTTCTTTTTTCTCTTTTAATGAAATGTCTGTAAAAAACCTCATCTATAGAGTTGTACATCAAATTAATCAAGTCAGATTCTATACTTTCTCTTTCAAAAAAATCAATCTTTTTTATTAAATTTTCTTTATTTCTTGTATATTTAGATAATCTTACTAGCAATGTCGAAAACAAATATTTTTTACTCTCGTTAGAAAGGTATATAAATGATGATTTAGAATGATTATCATATTCTTTTATTAAATCATTGAGATTTTTATCTATAATAGAAAAATAATCAATTTTTTCTGACAAATTTGGAATCATATTGAAAATAGAAGATCTATACAACTTTTGATAAATCTCTCCACAAGTTTCAAAATACATTTCTCCTTCATTTTCTTTTTCTTTTAGAATTATATCTTTATTGATATTCAAAGTAATAATTCCTGGATAAGAATTATAAGAAAAAGCAGAATTAATAACTTTCTCAGCTGTTTTCAAGTTTCCTTCTTCTTTAACTACTTCACATCTTATTATTATTGAGCTTTTTTTATTCATATAAGTTTGCACATATTTGCATAATTTTTTCTCATCTTGAAAAGGATTGTTTTTCTTCGTCTCCTCATAATTCTTGCTCAACCATGGAAATCTTTTCTCATATTTTTTGAATGTTGTAATCTGATGCTCATATACTGGATAAGAATTCCAGAATAACCTGCATAATGATCCTAAAGAGTCTTCTCTTTTGGAAAAATTCTCATCATATTTTTTTACTTTAACCAAATAATTTGGGAGATTTATCTTTGTTTGTTTAAATTCTTCTTTTAATCCTTGATATGAATATTTATCATATATGTGATCATAAAAAAAAGTATCTCCAAAGTAGATGTTTTTCACACTGTTGTTATCTGAAATAACACTTAATCTATCATTAATCTCCTCAGATATTTCATATAAACTTTTTTTTATGCTCATTGCACCACTTTTGAATATTTTTTCACTAGTTATAAACATAAATGTTCTCCATTTTTGGACATTTTTAGATATCCCAAATAAGGCAAAATTTTCAGGCATTGATTCTATTCTATCTTTTAAAAGTGAAATGTACAAATCTTTGTCATCTACTTGTCTCTCTAAGTATAATAAAGGATTGTTTTTTAATCTATTATCTCCTTCTAAACTAATAATATTATCTAGATTTTCTTTTAAGTATTTTTCTCCTTTTTTTAATGATAACTTAATGCTTAAACTTGAGATACCTTCATTTGAAACCTCGAAATTTTCATCAGTAAAAGTATAAATTAAAGCTTTTCTATAATTTTCATCCATTTTAAATGTTAAATACTCATTAAATGACATAGGAAAAATACCACAACATATAATAGGACATAATTGAAAATATCCTAAAGTATTTAATTTATTAACTTTTATAGAAGGAAAGTATTTTTCAGAAAAGAAATTCATATGTCCTAATCCTAAAGTTCTATAATTACTTCTCATACAAAAGTAAGAAATCCAATAAGCTGTTTTTAAATGAAGTCCCCTTTCAACCATGTTTTTTAAGACTGCATACAAACCTTCAGAATAATTTCTAGGATTAGATGTTACTGGAGTTTGAAACAAACTATAAGCATTTTTTAGTAGGACTTTTACTAATCTCTTTCCAAC